ATTTATTAATCTAGACAGTGACATGGCTGACGAGCCATTGAGCTTCCGTCGCAGACGTGCGGCGTATTATTAAGGATAGAAAATGCCAATAGATAAAGGCCTTTATCAGGCACCGCAAGGACTAGAGTCAATAATCGGCAACAATGAGCCGGATATTGAGATTGAAGTCGAAGACCCAGAAGCCTTACGCATTAGCGTTGAGGGTGAAGAAGTTTTTGACATGGAGAAAGTAGGCGGTACAGAAGATTTCAACAAAAACTTAGCCGAAGATATGGACGGCGGCGACTTAGAACAGCTAGCCGGCGACCTAGAAAGCTCCATCGGCGACGATATCTCAGCTCGTAAAGACTGGGAGCAGATGTACAAAGACGGTATTACGTTGTTGGGCTTAAAGTTTGAAGAAAGAACTGAGCCTTGGGACGGCGCTTGTGGCGTTTTCCACCCGATGATTACAGAAGCGGTGGTTAGATTCCAGTCAGAAACCATCATGGAGACATTCCCAGCCCGTGGTCCAGTAAAAACTAAGATCATCGGTAAGCAAACACGCAAAAAAGAAGAAGCAGCCAAGCGTGTTGAAGAGGATATGAACTACCAGTTGACGGAAAAGATGCCTGAGTACCGTGCTGAGCACGAGAAAATGTTGTGGAACTTGCCATCTGCTGGTTCTGCGTTCAAAAAGGTGTACTACGATCCAGGTTTAGGCCGTCAAGTTGCGATTTTTATCCCAGCTGAAGACATTATTATTCCTTACGGTACTAGCGAAATCATGGCTTCGCCACGTGTAACCCACGTGATGCGTAAAACTAAGAATGAATTGACACGTTTGATGCACGCTGGCTTCTACATGGACGTAGAACTAGGCGAGCCAGTTAAATTTAAGTCAGATATTCAGGAAAAGAAAGACAAAGAGACAGGATTTAACGCCAGCTACGACGATAGATATGAAGTCTACGAAATTCATGCTGACTTAGACCTACCAGGCTACGAAGATGTAGACGGTGACGGTGAAAAAACCGGTATTGCGTTGCCATACGTAGTAACAATGGTACGTGGTACGAATGAAATCCTAGCTGTAAGGAGAAACTGGAATGAAGATGACCCGCTTAAGCTTAAGCGTCAACATTTTGTGCATTATCAGTACATCCCTGGTTATGGTGCTTACGGTTTCGGACTATTTCACCTTATCGGTGGTTTCGCAAAGTCTGCTACTAGTATCATGCGCCAGCTTGTTGACGCTGGCACTCTGTCAAATCTTCCTGGAGGACTAAAAGCTAGGGGCTTACGCATTAAAGGTGACGATACACCGATTGCCCCAGGTGAGTTCCGTGACGTTGACTTAGGTTCAGGCAACATCCGCGACAATATTCTTCCACTACCGTACAAAGAGCCTAGCCAAGTATTGGCTGGTTTGATGGATAAGATCGTTGAAGAAGGCCGTCGATTCGCAGCTACTGCGGATATGAAGGTTAGTGACATGTCAGCCCAAGCTCCAGTGGGTACTACATTAGCTATTCTTGAAAGAACGCTAAAAGTGATGAGTGCTGTACAGGCACGTGTGCACTATGCGTTAAAACAAGAGTTACAGTTGCTCGCTAAGATCATCGCCGACTATACAGACGAAGACTATAACTACGAGCCAGAAGAAGGTTCAGTACAAGCTAAGAAAGAGGACTACAGCCATGTTGATGTGCTACCTGTATCTGACCCCAACGCTGCCACCCTCTCTCAACGAGTCGTGCAATACCAGGCCGTTATTCAATTGGCTCAGCAAGCGCCACAAATTTATGACCTTCCACAGTTGCACAGACAGATGCTTGATGTTCTTGGAATTAAAGACGCAGACAAATTGGTACCGTTGGAGGATGACCAAAAGCCTAAGGATCCCGTCACAGAGAACATGAATGTGTTGAAAGGTAAACCGCTTAAGGCGTTCATTTACCAAGATCACGAAGCACATATCAAGGTTCACCAAGCTGCGGCACAAGATCCGTTGGTTCAACAGTTAATTGGTCAGAACCCACAAGCCCAAGCAATCATGGCAGCTATGCAAGCCCACATCGCAGAACACGTTGGGTACGCATACAGGCTCAAGATGGAGGCAGCGCTTGGAGTTCAGTTGCCATTGCCTGATGAAGATATGCCAGAGGACATGGAGCGTGAAGTATCTAAGATGTTGGCTATGGCCGCACCTCAGGTCTTGGCGCAGTCTCAAGCGATGGTGGCTCAGCAACAAGCTCAGCAGAACGCTCAAGATCCGATTGTTCAAATGCAGATGCAAGAGTTGGCGATTAAGAAGCAGGACTCTGATACTAAGGCCAAAAAGGTCATGGTTGATGCTGCAACCGCAGAAGATAAGTTGGAGATTGAACGTCAACGCTTGGCTCTTGAACAACAGAAGAACGTTGCTAAGAATGAGATCGAAGGCTTCAAGCTTGCAGGAGATGTCGTTAAGACACGCCAGGCTAAAGCCAAACCAGTTAAATAAGGAGAAAACAAATGGACCTATTAGTGATGGATTTTATAGAAGCGATGCGTACGAAACTACGTACGGACATGAACAATTTCACTGACGACTTGGCAAATGGTCAGTGCGCAGACTTTGCTCAATACAAAGAGCTTTGCGGGGTGATTCGAGGTCTAGCCTTTGCAGAGCGCCACTTACTTGACCTCGCTGAAAAACTAAAGGACCCAGACGATGAGTGAAACCATCGCAGTACCAGAATCTGAATTGATTCTGCCCCCAGGAGTTAAACCAATTCCTGAGAACGAAGTAGAGGAGCAGCCGCAACAAGTTAAAGCTACGCAAGTGCCACAGCCTACAGGCTGGAAGCTTTTGTGCGTTTTGATTGATGTGGATGATAAGTACGAGAGCGGCATCCTTAAAGCGGATGAAACTGTACGTACAGAAGAACTTACATCACCAGTTCTATTTGTGATGGAAGTAGGTCCACAGGCTTATAAGGATGCTGACAAGTTTCCTGACGGTCCGTGGTGTAAAGCTGGAGACTTTATCTTGACTCGCCCATACACAGGCACTCGAGTAAAGATTCACGGCAAAGAGTTTCGCTTGATTAATGATGATCAGGTCGAGGCTGTTGTGCAAGACCCTCGTGGCATTAGCCGCGCTTAATAGGAGATAAATATGCCAGAAGAGTTTAAATTTCCGGATGAAGACAACAAAGTAGACGCAGAGATTGATATTGATACTTCTGCTGAAACCGATGTTGAGATTGAAATTGAAGATGACACGCCTGAAAGGGATCGTAATGCTAAGCCTTTAAACCGCGAAGTAGAAGACCCAACAGACGAAGAAATCGAAGGCTACACAAAAGGTGTGCAAGGCCGTATTAAAGAATTGACACATGCGCGTCATGACGAGCGTCGTGCCAAGGAAGCAGCTTTGCGTGAAAAGCAAGAACTCGAGCGTCTTACACAACAGATCCTTGAAGAGAACCGTAAACTCAAGGAATACGTCAAGACTGGTGAGGCTACATACAAAGAAACTTTGCAGGCTAAGTCTGAAGCCGAGCTAGAAATGGCGCGTCGTAAATACAAGGAAGCAGCCGATAGCTACGACACTGAAGCTATGATGGCAGCACAAGAAGCACTCACTGAAGCAAAGATGAGAGCAGAAAGTGCAAAAAATTTCACGCCACCCCCTTTACAAACGCGTGAAGTAGATGTACAAATACAACAAGAGCAACCTCGAGCTCCGCAACTTGATGAAAAAACCTTGCGCTGGCAAGCCAAAAACCAGTGGTTCGGAACACCGGGGTACGAAGAAGTTACGGCCTTTGCACTAGGGCTGCACCAAAAACTAGTAGGCACCGGGTATAACCCGCAACAAGATGAGTACTTCGAGCAAATTGACGCTCGCCTAAAGCGTACTTTCCCAGAGATGTATTCTCATGAGGAAGACGAACGCGGCCAGAAAGCTGCCCCAACAAAGAAACCTGCAACGGTTGTGGCACCATCGTCTCGTACTACGGGCGCTAAAAAAACGGTGAAAATTACCCCATCACAAGCAGCAATTGCTGACAGATTGGGAATCCCACGCGAACTTTATGTTAAGGAATTTTTGAAAACGGAGGCTAATAATGGCTAACAACAGAACACCACGTGATTTAGAAACACGCGAGCAAGAAAAAAGATATGTATACGTCCCAGCGTCAACGCTGCCTGATCCAACACCAGAGCCTGGTTTTTCCTATAGGTGGATTGCTACCGCGATCTTAGGCCAAGCTAACCCCACGAATGTCTCTCAAAAGCTTCGTGAAGGCTGGGAACCGGTCAAGGCTGTTGATCACCCTGAGCTAATGTTGCAAGGTGACAAAAACGGTAACGTCGAAATTGGAGGCCTAATGTTATGCAAGGCGCCAACGGAGAAGGTACTGGCTCGTAAGGAATACTACGAGGACCAAGCAAGAGCTCAAATGGAGTCTGTGGATAGCAACTTCATGCGTAACAACGACGCCCGCATGCCATTGTTTGCTGACAAAAAATCGTCAACGAGCCGTGGAGGTGGGTTTGGTAATGGTTCAAAATAAACTTTTGGAGGTTTAAATGGCAACAACTGCAGCCCCTTACGGGCTATTGCCTATTAATCTGATTGGTGGTCAAAGCTTCACTGGCGGTTCAATCCGCGATTACGCTATGACTGTTAACAGTGCAACGGCTATTTTTAAAGGCGACATCGTCGCTATCGGCGTGTCTTCAGGCGGTCAGCCTACAGCTTTAGACGCTACTCCTACGACTTCAACTCGTGGTTTAGTGGGTGTTGCTGTTGGTTGTAGCTATGTTGACCCTGTTTTGAAGTATCAAGTGTTTGCAAACTATTTGCCTGCTAATGCTATTTCTGCTGGTTACACAAACGTGTTCATTCGCGTTGTTGAAGATCCAGATCAGTTATACCAAGTGCAAGCTGATGGTTCAATCGCTCGTACACAAATCGGTCTAAACGCTGAATTGACAAACTTTGGTGGTTCAACTACTTCTGGTAACTCTACAATTGCTTTGGAGTCTACAACTCCAGCAAACACAAGCACTTACGCTGTGCGTATTGTTGACCTAGTTGTTGGTCCTTTCTCAACCCCAGGTGACGCTAAGACAGATTGCATCGTGAAGTTCAACTTCGGTGTGCATTCTTATTACCAGTCTGCTGGCGCAGCTAACTAATAGAGGAGCTTAAAACATGGCTATTTCTCGTTCACAACTCCTTAAAGAGTTATTACCGGGCTTAAACGCATTATTCGGACTTGAGTACAAGCGTTACGGCGAAGAGCACAAAGAATTGTACGAAACAGAGAAAT